ATTCCGTTCGTGGCATTACTTATCTGACTTGAGGTCTCGGAAGGCATCAAAGCCATAAGTGTACTGTTACGAATTCCAGTCCATGCCAACTGATGTCGAAGTGATCTCCAATCCATCCGTGTAGCAGGTTTAACTAATTCGTCGACATCATCCTTATAAGTCATGTTTGGAGTGATACCATCACCATACTTTGTGTGGTCAATTAATGGACATGCACCTTTCTCTTCTGCAAGATCAGCTGATGCTTTAATTAAATAATACGACCATGCTTCCGCATACTCATCAATTAGTTCAAGGTTAGGGTCACTGTAATTAGTATCGTGCTTGGCCAACCAGTATGCAAAGTTAATGATGCCAACACCAAGTGGTCTACGATTCATAGTAGATCGTTCAGCAGCTGGTACTGGATAATCCTGATAGTCTAGCAGCGCATCCAATGCTCGAACAGCTATCAGCGCTGGCTTTTCAAAGTCAGCTGGCTCTTTAATGTTACCCCAGTTAATTGCTGCCAACGTACATAGACTAATCTCTCCGTTAGGATCATCGTCACTATAGAGAGGTGTTGTTGGAAGATCAATTTCACAGCACAGGTTTGATTGCTTGATAGGAGCTTGCTTAGGATCGAATGCGCCATGTGAGTTAGCATGATCGACGTTCATCAGATAGATCCGACCAGTATCTTTTCTCTCTTGTAGGAATGCAGAGAACAGCTCTACAGCTGGCATTACTTTCTTGGTCAGCTTTGTTGATCTCTCAGCTCTCTCATATAGCTCTTTGAACTTATCATTGTCCGTGAAAAATGCATTGTACACTTCTGGTACTTGGTTTGGTGAGAACAATGTAATGTCACCACCAGTTAGCAGTCGCTCATACATCAGCTTGTTAAACTGTACACCATAATCAAGGTGACGTACTCGATTGTCTTCTGTACCCTTGTTGTTTTTAAGTACGAGCAGGTCTTCTATTTCGAGATGCCAGATCGGATAGTATAGGGTTGCTGCCCCACCACGGACACCACCTTGGCTACAAGACTTAACACTTGCTTGAAACAGCTTATAGAAAGGAATGACACCAGTGTGAGTAGCATCACCACCACGAATAGGTTGGCCAAGAGCACGGATAGAACCTGCTCCAATACCAATACCAGCTTTTTTAGAAACGTACTTAACAATTGCACTTGAGGTAGCATTGATTGACTCCAAACTGTCGTCTGTCTCTATCAAAACACAGCTAGAGAACTGTTTTATGGGCGTTCTAACGCCTGCCATCACAGGAGTAGGCAAAGAAACGTCAAAATTAGAAAAGGCGTTATACGCGTCTTTAATCCACTGCATACGGTTGTCGCCATAGCTGTGAAAGAGAGTAGCAGCAATTAACATATATGCAACTTGAGGCGTCTCATATATCTGCTTTCTTGCTCTGTTCTGTACCAGATACTTTCCACGGAATTGTTCCATAGCAGCATAAGTAAGAAATTCGTCACGACTATGATCAATGAACGACTGCATCTGGTCAAACTCTTCGTGTGTATACCACTCGAGCAGTTCGTTGGTATAGAAACCCAACTCGACAATTCTTTTTACATGATTGTAAAGATGATCAGGTCGGTAGTTGTCATACACTTGTTTACGCAAGTGATAGTTGATCAGCCTACCTGCAACATATTGGTAGTTGGGTGTCTCTTCACTGATTAGGTCGGCTGCTGCTTTAATTAACGTCTCTTGAATATCAGCAGACTTAATATTGTTATAGAATTGGACATGAGACTTGAGTTCAATCTCGGATGGAGATACTCCTTTAATGTCTTCACATGCCCACATAACAACTTTGTGGAATTTTTCAAGGTCAAGTACTTCACGCGAGCCATCTCGCTTGGTAACGTAGATATCAGTCATACACTAAAACTCTCGCCGCATCCACAGGTAGCTGTACTGTTAGGATTCATTATTTCAATCCCACAGTTAATACCTTCTTCTTTAAAAATAAGTTGGGACCCATTAAGCATTACCATGCTCTTTGGATCAATGAACAATGTGATACCATTATCATTTATAACACGGTCTTCGATCAACTGGTGATCGACATATTCTATAATATATTCCCATCCTGTACAACCACCAGGCTTTACTCCAAGCCTGATTCCTAAACCTTTACCTCTGGTCTGTAATTGGTTACCTATCCAGTTAGCGGCTTGCTCCGTCACAGTTATTGGGTTCTGAGTTTTCGGATCGAATAAATTCATGTTTGTCTTTGTAATCCTTGATTGCGGCTTTAATTGCATCCTCTGCAAGTACAGAGCAATGAATCTTTACAGGCGGGAGTGATAGTTCTTCAGCAATTTGTCGATTACTGATTTCTCCTGCTTCGTCAAGGGACTTTCCTCTAACCCACTCTGTGAGTAATGATGAAGAAGCAATAGCACTGCCGCATCCGTAAGTTTTGAATCGAGCGTCTTCAATAATTCCGTCGGACGATACCTTGATTTGAAACCGCATGACGTCTCCGCATGCAGGAGCGCCGACCATGCCTGTTCCGACACTTTCTTCGTCATCGGCGAACTTACCAACGTTTCTAGGATTCTCATAATGGTCTAGTACCTTATCTGAATACATTGTTAACTTTCCTGAAAGAAATTGTTTATCTCTCTCGCTTTATCATCTACCCAAATATCATAATGAGGCTTGCCCACATTAAATTCGTGATACTTTGCTCCCCACTGATGCAATTGCTGCTTAGTACGATCATACCAGTCTATTCCTGATACTGTACCTCTAGCTGTCCAGTAATGGATCTCATGACCTTCATCATACAGGCGGTTAATCTTTTTGATTCTGTCCACGTATGGTTTGCTTTTAGAATAGTCAGGGAATTCACTATTCATTTCCCTCACATCAGTTTGTTCACAAATCGTACCATCAATATCTACCATGTATCTCATTAAACTTTTTTCCACTGATTGATTCTAACGGTCAGAGCAAGACCGTGGAGGGTATTATTATCTATAATCTGTTGAACGTTGTCTACACCTTTAATTGCCATTTCATTAATATCTTTTTGTAATATTGAACTCGGCCACACAACTATTTTGTATTGCTTAGCTGCAGCATCAACCATGATGTCGACCAGCTGTTGATTACGGGGTTGGTTGTCAAATACAAGCACGACGTTATCACGGTCTAAAACCTTCGATACAGCATTTAGATCACTGCTCCCTACAGCTACACTGTTATCCAAGAACATACTGTCAAATGGACCCTCAGTAACATATACTGTACGGGAACGATCGATGTTATTGAGGTTGTATATCAGAGGTTGGTTCTCATCAATACGTACAGTAATGTACCTAAGGTTGCTATCGTTGACTGCTCTGCAATTAACAGCGATTAGGTTATCGTCGTTATCATAAAAAGGAATGACGATTCTAGGATCGGATCCAAGCACCCTACCCTCATACTTCTCACTCAGTTGCTCGAGCTTCTGACTATCATCGACAAAGTATAGTTGATCCCATGCGTCTGATGGTATTTGTCTATCAATCAAATACTGTTCGCCAGGAGATCCTTTGACTGGAACAAACAGCTCATCGAGAATGGTACTGCTCTTAAACTTTGGCTGTTCGAACTTAAACGGCAAGATGTTGCTAGTGTTAGATTGCTTACCTTCAGCAAAGGTCTCAAACACATACTGCTTGTGTAGAGTTGGATCTACGTTCTTGAGGAAGCCGTTGAGATTGGAGCTGAACGAGCAGTTATGACACTTGTAGAAAATACCTCCTTTCTTGGTAAAGAAGTATCCTCGTGCTTTCCACTTGTTCTTCTGACTGTCACCGCAGATGGGGCAACGGAAGTTAGCTGTATACGGCTGGTTGCTCTTTACAGAGTATCGGTCAAGACGATTAGAAATGATGCCCGCGTACTTACGATCAATCCATTCACTCATTATATGTCCAGTTAATAGCGGCAACACCGCATAGCATACTGGATAACAAGTGAAATGTCAACTAGTCTACAGGAGGATTCTTGGGTTTCTTGACGTCGTAGCCAACCGGACCAACAGTTTTCACTTCAATGTGACTACCGTCTTTCTCGATCAGTTTAATATGGGTGTCGGTTAGCTTAACAATCTTTTTACATTCAAACGTCTTTGGATCACGTGAGGTTGTTTTGGAGCCATCTGGATTTACAACCGTAGCTCCTTCAAACCAAATAGTGACCTGGTAATACTCAGTCCAAAAGGACTTAATCCAGTTCCAAAGTCGCTTAAACATCACTTACCCAGCTTGTCGTTAAGCTCTTTGATCATATTGTCCTTGGTCTTGCGCTTATCCAGTTCAATACCAAGTTCACGACCAAGTTCTTCTAGCTTAGCTTTGGTCAGCTTCTTTAACTCTTCCTTAGTAGGAATGTCATCGAGCTTATCTTTGACTTTCTGCTTAGCTTCTTCGATCTCTTCTTGGATGTCTTCTACAACGTTTTCTACTACTTCTTCAACCTTGTCAGCAACATCTTGAAGTTCCTTATCAAGTCCAGTACCATACCAGTGCTCGACTATGCGTTGCGCAAGCCACCAAGCACCAGCAATAATTACCAAACCACCTACTACATAAAACAAAGGGTCCATTACACTATCCTCTAGTTACATAAAAAAATGGGTTGCCATAGCAGCTAATGATGAGGCTATAGCAATCCAAAAAAGTTTTGTAATAATGTTAACCGTATGTGCGTTTTCGTTAACTTTATCTTCAATTACATCTAACTTTAGTGAGAATCGATTCATTCGATCAAAGTTAGCGAGGTTGTTCTTTTCAATAGCAATCAACTTTTCTTCTGCGCGCGCTAAGGAAATCATTGCATCGGATAATTTATCAATCTTTTCCTCAATACGATCTAGTCTCTTTACCTGAGTGTCAGCCACAACTTAGTCTCCTGGAGTAAGGGCATCTTTCCACTTTGTTAAAGTACCCTCTTGCACAACCTCTTCCTTATCTTCGGGGAGCTGTTGTTTGGCAATACTTTCCTCATAATACAAGATTAAACTTTTTTGTTGACCTATGTATCTTTTTAGGTCAGCCATGGTTAACGATAGATTTTCATAATGAGGAACACTAATGGCAAAAAATACAACATCGCCATTCTCTTTCTCGAATCTCTCTAAAAATTCTTCCAGATTCTCTTCATTAACTGTATAGAAGTATGTAGGGTAAACAGTCACACCTTTTGGATGTGGCTGTACGGGAATCTCCTTTTCCACATAATCTGTCTTAACTACGATACGTGGTTCAACAGAGCTGCATGCAGCGAGACTACTCGCTATCAGGATTAGCGCTAACGACTTCAGCAGGTTTGTCACTGGTATACTCCTCAAATTCTCTGGCAAGTTTCTCAACGGCATTATTAACTCGAGTCTCAATCATTCCGGGTTTTTGTAAAGCTAACGCGGTCAAGTTATGTCTTCGTAATTTACTTATAAGATCGTCTTGATACTGCTCAGCTTCTCTAGCACGAACACTAAGCTCTTCCATTCTTATTTTAGATGCTTCCGCATCAACCTGCATCTGGGTAATTGTAGCTAGGTTGGTCTCCGCTACCATTTCAAGTTTAGCATTGTTATCCCGAAGCGTAGCAATAGTCTTTTGCGTATCTTGATAGTAAAAGAAACCGCCACCAGCTAAAGATCCAAACAACAATAATATAATCAAAATAGGCATTATACGTTCTCCATTCGCTCCATCAATCTTTCGGCACGATTAGTTACCTGACGATACCACAAACTATTGCGTCCTTCAACAGCAGCTTCGGCCCAATCTCCTTGCTCCAAAGCAGCATTAAAATTCTTAAACTTAGACAGACGAGTACGTCCCATGTTAAACATCATGTTAGCGAGGATTTCTTGAACTTCACCT